ATATTAAGCAAGCCCATACTCTGAACTCATTTTCTCTAGGTCAGGAACCGCTTGAGAAGGAAAATTTACATATACTGACTCAGCCATGCTTATTTAATTATCTGGGAATTAAACCCATCGTTGTTGTATTTTGCTATATTCAAATTCACTGGTGTTTTTTCTACTTTTGCGTTAGGCGCATATAAGTGTCTATTACAAGCCATTACCGCTAGACCCGAACTTATAGAAGCATCGTGTTTAGTTCTTCGGTTTATATCAAACTTAGCCCAGTCGTTAAGTAACTCGTTGAAGTATACTGTTCCGTAGTTACCGTCGCCTAAGTGGCCAACATGGTTTTGTATATACATCTCAATAGCTGCCGCGTGGGCTTGCTTAATATCTTCACTTGAGTTTGGTATACCACCTACTTCTTTTTCAGCAACCGATAATTTCTTCCAAGCTTTGTCCGGTCTATTCATACTGTATCCTCTATAACCTCTGCGGCGTAGGTAATATAGTAATCTTGGTTTATTGTTCTCTGCGAGTAATGGCATTCCGTAAAATACTAATGCCATTAACACGTCCTCGAAAAACATCTCTGCAGTTTGTGGTCTTGCTATATATTCTAGGAAAAACGTGCTCGCTGGCGCATCTTCCATAGAGAATTTCGTTAATCCGTGTAAAGCACCTTTCGAGCCGCGACCATCAACAGTACCACTAATGTCGTAGCTATCACAGCCAAAAGCTCCCACGTGTTCGTTGCCAGGATATTTAATACCATTTTTTATTATTTGTTTATTTTGCAGGCTAGTTGGAGGAACCCAGCTTACTTTAAATCTCCCGCCTGGATCTGGATGGAATATCACCTGCGAATCTTTAATACCATTTACCCAACCAAAACTTCCAGTAGTAGTGTGCGCCGCATGTCTACTGCCTTCGTTGTAATCTATTTGTTCGTATATTTTAACTAGATTAAATATACTATTCTTGGTCTCATCCCTGAATGCATGCTCTTCAGTTCTAGGGAATTGACGGTAAAATTCGTTTAAAGCATCTTGATCATCGCGTAATCCTTCAGCTTCATTCTCCCAGTTGGTTATTACACCTACGTCTATTAATTCACCGTCTGGTCCCAGTCGTTCTCCATCACATGGATTATCAAAGACTGGAAGTCCGTACTCATCAATAAATCCTTCATAGTTCCATTCCATTGGGATAAAGAGAGAATAAAGCCCAGACTTCGTTTGTCCATTAGCATTTCGTCTTGATACGTCAGAATCATTGAATAGCTTTTTAAAATTATCTCCACCCTTATCTAATGCGTTACTGGTACTACCCATCATGCACTTACCAACGATTCTACTACCTAACCTTAAACAGGTTTTAGTAACTCGCCAGTTGTTTAATATGTTATCAGGCCTTTCCCACTTACCACTCTCATCATGTACTAACAGGTTTAGCTTTTCGCCGTCATAGCTGTTGTCACCAGTGTTTTTCCAATCAATCGTAGTATCAAGACCCGCTATCTCTTCAAGTTTCTCGTTGACCTGAATCTTCTTTCGAGTAAACTTACTCGCAGGGACTCTGTATGCCAACTCCGACTTTGGGCGATCCATACCGTCTTGTATAGGTTTAAAGAAGAAAGGGTAATTAATTGATATAGGTACCACTTTGTCCGTAAACATTTTCTTCGCATCGGCACCAGACTTAGACAAGATCCCATATCTACTATCACTTGATATAGTGGCTAAGTTAACTGTTTCTGCTGAACTCATAAAAGAGAATCCCGAACGACGATTCTTAAGGTAGCACATTCCGTAGCATCTCTTATCGGCTTTACAAGCCTCCCAAAATATAAAGAACAGTCTATTGGCTTCTCTGAAGTCTGGTGCGCCAACGTCAATTTTACTCCATTGTAGGTACATATAGTGCGTACCTGTAATCCAAGTTGGCACTCCGTTATTAATAAACCAGAACCCTTCTTCTCTTCGTCTAAATTCTTCGTCAATATAGTCGTGCCACCTTTCTTTCTGTTCTTCTGGATAATCTCTCCAGTCGAATATGTTCTTAATGCGCTTAAGCTCTTTAGGATATTCTGCTTTAACCCACTTGTTCTCACTGTGCTTAAATGGCTTTTTTGGAACTTTAGGTAAAGCTATCTTAAAGCCTTGTATGTCGTATATGTCGCCTATAACTCCGTTATGCGAAAGAACAACTAGGTCGTGCTCTTTGTTATAACCGTACTTCCACTTCTTACCTCTATTAAGTCTGGTAAGAGTAGTTTTCTTTATAGGTTCTATTATCTTATATAAAGTCTGTTCGTACATTATTTAGATCTACCCTCAGCAAAACCCTTGAATACTCTCTCTTTCTTTTCTTCAGGTGCTTTGCCTTCTAAAAGATTCTCTTCTTCTTGGATTCTGTTTAATATCTCGAAGGCGTCGAAGATCGCAAGCTTTTTTGTGGCAGCGGCATTTTTAAGTCTATCAGCTGATATGTCATCATCTGAATCAACAATAGCTTCTTTAGCTACTTTGATTAACTCCTCAACAGCT